AGTAAATTATATGGTTTTTTTTATGGGTATCTACATGGCGGTTTATCTTGGTTATATGGGCTGGATGGGATAATGAGCAGGCACGTCATCGAATCTGAAACTGGCTTTTTGAAACTTATTTTTTTTAATAACGCGACGTTAATCAATTTCCGATTGAAATACGAAAGGAACAATCAATGAAAGAGAAAAAAACATCCATCACTCAGGCGGCTATTCCTTTACTGATCATTTTAACGGCAGCCGGTTTTTCCAGCTCTGTTCAGGCGCAAGATAAAGAGTTAGATGAAGAGTTAGACGTGATGACGGCGGATGAGCTTTATTCCCATTTCAGGCATGACTACTACTCTTGCCAAGATGAAGGCTGTCGCAGAAGAGTTGATCGTTTATACCTCTATATTGGTGAGCACAGACATCAAGAGATGGTAAAAGCGAGGGAAAAAAAGATCGAAGATAACCGCGCTAAGTCGACGTTATAAAACGTAACGCGCAGCTAATCCGACGCATTTTTTTATGCTGTTTTATTTCTTTATATTTTATTACGCGCCTTGGGCCACGTACTTCCTCTAATAGCAATAACCTTTTTTAAACACAAAACACGCCCGACATTAGACTCAAATATGGACGATAAAGCCCTTGTAGTTGAGCTCATGCGCGAGAAAGAAAAATCCATACTCGAACATCAGATTAACTATTACGATCCTTACGCTTATCAAGTTTCTTTTCATAACGATACTGAAAAGTTTCGCTGCTTGCGCGCTGCCAACCGCATCGGCAAAACGCATTCTGGTGGTGCGGAATTAAGTTACCACGTCACAGGACTTTACCCCGAATGGTGGCAAGGCAGACGATTTACCC